TGAATGATCCGATCGATTGAGCCACGCTGGCCCTTACGCAAACGGCCACGCAACCGCTGTGAGATCTGGCGGACTGTCTCGCCACTCAATAACCCATTGCGCACTGTCAGCCCGAATAACTCCGCCTGCCTTGTTGCAATACGGCGAAATGCCTTATCCACCACTTCACCATTAGGCAGCCGCACAGCACCACCAGCCGCCAGTTGACCCACAGGTCGCCTAGCCACTCGCTCCTGCAGGTTGTCGCTCAATGCCACAACACCCCGAGCAGTGGGGTCAGACAACACAACAGCAGCAGCAAAGCCCGCCAAGATCGGCACACGCCGCACTGGCTCGTCCTCACCCTCCGGCACAACTCGGCTCAGCTCCTGCTCACTAAAACGAGCCTGAACAACTGCCAGCTCCTGCATCTCATCAATCATCAAGGAGGAGCTAAACACGCCCCACGCCTGCAGCTCAATTTTTAATTCTTGGAGAATTTCTTGGAGCTTTTTAGCCTGATCAACTGCCGACAACCCATCAGCAGCAGCCAGCTCATCAATAGCGTCCAGCACCCGATCGTTATATGACTCGATGACCTGTCGAGCCACGTTGTTGCTGTAACGATTGAGTTCAATCGCATTTCGGAACAGTTCAGCGAGTTCATTCATGCCGGTCTTAACCCCAACTCGTCAGGAGTTTCAACACAAATCAACGAAACATCAGCGCCGGCCTGCAATGCGCATTTAATTATGTCGCGCATCTCATTACGCATATCTTCGTCATACACATGAATACAAGCCTCGGTAACTGCAATCACATGTCTTCCGTCGTGCCACGTTGTGCGTACAACCGCATAGCTGTCATCGGTCAGTTCCCCAATGGAAAAGAACAGCAGCTGCTTATGACCGTCATCCGGTCGCTTCTTCCGTAGGTTCTTGATCCAGCTCATCAATCAGGCATTTCATCTTGGTCTTCTGGCTCAGCTGACTCCACAGGCATAGATTTTTGTGCTGCAGGCTCTGGCTGGTCCATCTCAATCATGCCCCCGTTCTGCGTGCCTTCTATCTCTTCCTCCACGTCGAAGTCATCGCCCAGGATCTCCCCGGCCTCCAACTGCTCCAACAGCGTGGACTGAGTGATCGTTCCTGCGGTGTAAAGCTGCAGCAACGCTTGAATCTCATCCGGCTCCAAACGTGCCGCCATAAAGTCACGATTGACAAAGGAGCTGCCAGCCTCAGGAATCTGCAGATAGTCCGCGTGATACTGCAGGCAGTTGTCGATCAAGTCCTGCATCTGCTGGGCCACCACCTGCATGGTGCTATCCCCTTGGCTGCGGTCGATCCTCTTTGATGCGGCCGTCTCTGCTGACAGCTTTTGGCCCAGAATCGCGGCCAGTCCCAGCTCGTTGATCTGGTTGGCAATTTGATCCAACCGTCGGAACTGAGCGTCGAAACTCCGGCCCTGGGGCTCGATATATTCGGCTTTCGCATCCATCGGGAGGGCCATCGCTTCTCCGGGCCCTGCGCTGATCTCCTCGGCCGACTGCGGAAAGCCATACACGGCCAACATCGGAACAGCCGAGATATGCAGCTGGTTGTCTAAATCACTCTGTACCTGATAAGCCTTCAGGTTCAGCTCGGCAATGTCAGCCAACGGAGGCCGTGATTCGAGAATGCCCGTTCGGTTCGAATAAGCCACAGAAAACGGGATTTCATCCAGGCTGGTCGTCCCTTCCTCCACTACCCGATAGTCGCCTTTCTTATCCTTCTGATGAATCTCGAAAGCGCCAGGAGTTAAGACGCGCACCTGCTCCACCATCTTCTCGCCGTAGTCGCCATCAGGCTGCACAACCTTCTCGTACAAACGCAACTGGACAAGTTTCTGCTGCCCTTCAATAATCTCTGACCGCCACCCCAGCACATCCGGCGGCGAATAAATTGACCAATATGGTCGGCCGTTCTGACCCGCAGCCGGTGCATCGACCAAGACGCCGACGTGACCATACCGAATCATCTTTCGGGCGGCTTCATACAAAAATACATCTAGATTATTTCCAAGAAGATCAACGTCGAATAATTGTTCCGTGACGGTATCACTTACGTCCTGCAACCGAATAGGCTTCCGCGTCAACATGCCGGCCAAAAGTCTTTCTAGCCTGCTGAAAAAAGGCGGGAGAGTTGAGCGCATTAAACGAGAATCGTAGCTCTCGTCAAGTTCTCTAGGTTCTTGGGGTAGATACTTTCTGTGTTTTTTACGAATGCCAAATGTGCCCAAACTGATCGCTTCGAGAAGCTCCCAATGAGGCTCCATGCTCACGTAGGCATTATTGGGATCACTAACAAGCGCAACGCTAGAGGCACGCTGGCGGCCACCTGCAAATGATGAATACATGTCCCGCCCTACTTAATGCCTTGATGTTAATCGACAGATCCACAGGCACAAGAAAGGGGCCATCAGTACAGGCGGATGCCAGTCCCTCGACCAGCTCGTGCGTGCAATATCGAAAACTCTCTGAATACGAGGTAGCCCAGCGCGTCGTTCATATGGTCATAACCCGCCTCTTTGTCCGGCTCGCCGCGCTCGGTGTAGCTCTGCAGCTCCAAGCACTCAATCGTCCTTTTGCAGTGCGCCGCTACCTGTAGTCGGACCTCGCCCTTGCCGTTCTCCAGGAGAGCTTGAACAGAAGCCACCCGATCAGTGACCCTTGGATTTGAACGAGGCGACTGGTTACTGAACCCAAAGGACTCGAGAATGCTGATATCGGTGAGGCTGGCATTAGTAGAACGCGCTGAGCCTGATGCGTCAGGGTAGACATAGATGCGACGGTCGGGAAATCGTCGGCGGATCTCTTGGGCCAGGGCGTCGGTGTCATGGGCACCGCTGACTTCATCAATCAGCAATAAAGAGTTACCCAGACGGACGCCAATCACGGCGCTCATGTTCCCGATGTTGAAGTCGACCCCGATTCTCAAGATTTCGTCGCTGACCTCTGGTAGGTCTCGGCAGATGTGCTTGTCGCGGCTGAATCGGTCGTAGACCTGGCCGGTGGTCAGATTGGTGAACTCGCCCTTGAGATACGCGGCGAGGAGACTGGGGTCGTATGACGCTTCCAGTCGGGATATGAAGTCTGGGGGCAGATGTGGATTATCTGCCGAGCGCATCTTAATTAGCTTGCGGTCCTTGCGCTCCTTGGCCTCTTCAGTGCCGAACGTGTTCCACATCCACCGAAAGCCCTCAGGCGTGGAGGCCGCTGCGAACTGCCGGACATTGCCAGCACGAAGACGGCCGAGGATTTTGGGAAAAGCTCGATCGGCAACAGAGGTAGGGACGGTATCAACTTCGTCCACTAACACCCACGCCAGATTAAGACCGATGATCCTCGTCCAGCTTTCTAGGGACCGGCAGAGGATTTTCGTATCCCCGCCAGGTAGGTGCAAAATCACCTCTGGGAGTGGACTCGCTCGGAAGGTGTAGGGCACCGAGTACCGCTGCAAGAAGGCCTCGAAATCATTAAGCCAGATATCTCTCACTAGAGGCCCAGTGGGCTCCATTACGCAGCCGGTAAAGCCTTGATTAGCGCAGGCAAGGAAAACAGCCTTAGCAGCTTGCGCGTGGGTCTTCCCGCTGCCGTAGCCGGCACAAAGGCCCAGGATGTCGGTCGTCTGATCATCGACAAACGCCCGCTGCCCTGGGTGCAGGTCTTCGCGGATGCGCTGCAAGAGGTCGGTGGTTTCTTCCTGCGTCGGTGGCTCAGCAAAAGCGAGGAGCGGTTCCGCTTCGGTCAAGCCCGCGAGGACGGAAACCATCAGATGTCGAAGCGCAGAAGCTTAGCTTGAGTCTCAAGTGCTTTGATTGCGACAGCCACTTGTCGGTCGTCATTGCCGGCCCGCTTTTCGTATTCCGCAAGACGACGCACCGCAGCGGCCAACCATTGCGGACGTTCAACGGCTGAGTCTTCTTCTATCAACTTGCGAGCGCGTGCGATGTATTCATCTGTCTGACGGCTCGACAAATCCCACTCAGTCGCGGCGTATTGAAGGATGTCAAAACGCGACCACGATTTGATCAAGAACTGGTAAATGACGTTTACCCGTTCATGGATTTCTTGATTGGTTGACTTTTTAGCCATGCCCGGATCTTACAGGCGACGGGTAAAGGTTAGCCAGTCTTTTTTTGTGAGGCGTGCATTTTGCGCCAATAGTTGTTTAGTTGGTTGACTTTGACGTCGATTAAATGGTGAGAGGAAACGAAGCCGACGTACTCACCCACGGACACGACCACGGTTCCGTCCTCTCGGTTGCGGATCTTGGGGTTCGGGGGTTGTGGCTCGTTTGTAGGCGTCACGTAATCGGCGCTCATAATTTTCGAATGTGCGAAGGCAATTGAGGTGTTCTTGAGTGCTGAGGTGTTGGTCCATCGGTTGGCTGTGGTGGATGTTTAAACGCCGGGGGATCGATACGGCACCTCTACCGCCCCTGCTTTTCTCGCACGGCTTCGATGAGGCCGCAACTGTTGCGAGTTTTTTATAGCTCTCAACCTGGGATGGGGATCTCAGGTATCAGGCTCCCCGGCGCAGTGGTCAGGTCGAAGGCGTGGGATCGGTGGTGAGGGTGAGGCCGTCGCGTAAGGCTTCCTTTTCGAGGTCATGCCAATGGTCGACGGTTTGAACCCATTCGTCCCATAT